AAAGACCTCAACGTCAATTATGAATCCTTCTTGCCTTTGGATAATGATGTTCTGGCCTTTGTCGATGTAGATTATTATCTTGACATGCCAAAATTCTTAGCTCAAAACCCACAGAATTTACCCATGCTTATTTCCACGTTTCAACCTACACGTGTGAGCCACAACAGTGGCGAATATTCTTTCACTTTTAATCGACTTAATGAAGTTAAATATCATGTCAGTGGTGGAGCCGCTTACCAACATGAAATTTGGAATTATTCCTCCGACATCATCCATAGCATTTCAACTGGATGGTTCTTTTCAAAATTCATGGCTTATAATGTGGACCGTAAACAATTAGATCCACACCACCAATTGATTTTCCTTACCCCCTTGCGCAATTTTACTGTCCCTAATTTCTTAACTTGGGTCTTTCCTTTCGCCGATTTACTAGAACGGCTGAAGGTATCTACCCCAGACGGATTCACTATTTTGAATATACACACACAGACAGGCCTTTTCCGTTCCATCGGAAAGTGCGATTCTTATGCCAGTGTATATCTTAGTGCTAAAGACTCAGATGTTATCGCCTCCCAAGTGATAATAAATACTGTGAAACTGAGCCCTGCACAAGTGAAAACCGTTCTAAAAGATATTGAGATTACACAAGAAGATGCCACAGTATTGACGGAATTCTATGCCAAACCACGGCCTTTTATCCCTGGTGACGCCCACCCGATACAAGATTCTGTCCACCATTACCAATTCCATCCCAGCCTAGCCGACTTCGACGCTAAACCGTGTGTTGTGGCATTCATGCACCCTTTCATGAATGAATGTTTCGCACCCGTCAAGTCTCGTGCCAATGATGAGGCAACAATCACTGGCCGCGTTGAGAAAATACGATCTCCTGATATTACTTTAATACCAAAAGACCTCAAATATATAGATGAGTTTTTAGCCTTTTTGATACCCCAACCAAATCAAGGCCATCCTGTCGATATAGATGAGGTTTACAGAAGACAAAATAGACCCACTCAACGGCATGGTTTGGACGTAGCCATTAACATAGCGGATTTCACATCTGAAGAAAATTTACAATCATTCCAGAAAGCTGAAACCTATGAGGAACCTAAGGACCCTAGGAATATAACCACCTTCCCCCCAATAACAAAACTACACTATTCTCGTTTCATGTATGCTTTTTCTACTGGAACTATGAAGCTGCAAGATTGGTACGCATTCGGCAAAACACCATTTGAAATCTCTGTGAGAATGGCAGAACTGGCCACTAGGGCTAAATTACATTTAGTTCTGACAGATTTCTCTCGTATGGATGGTAGAATCTCGCGCTCTTTGAGACATCTTGAGCGCTTGGCCCTATTGCGATATTTCCATGTAAAGTACCACCCGGAATTATTGGAATTACAAGCTAAACAAATGGATCAACGAGCAAAAACAACATTCGGTAGGAAATATGACACCAAATCTTCCCGTGGCTCAGGTTCATCTGAAACAGCCGACATGAATACCCTAGACAATGCGTTCATCGCCTACGCAACGAATCGTGAACAAGGAATGGAACCCACAGAAGCTTGGAAAGCTCTTGGGATCTATGGTGGAGATGATGGAACCTCCGTCGACACCGACCCCAGTAAGTACGTATCTACTGCTGAACACTGGGGACAAGTACTTGAAGCGACTGTAGTTAAACGTGGTGAACCCGGTGTAAACTTTCTGGCCAGACTTTTTGGCCCCCATGTGTGGTATGGAGACCCAAATAATATGTGCGACGTGCGACGCCAACTCTCCAAAATCCATGTGACCACTTCTTTGCCGAGTAACATTTCCCCAATGCAAAAATTGGGTGAGAAAATTCTTGGATTCACTTACACTGATGCAAACACACCATTAATAGGCGATATTACCAGACTCATGATCAGCAATTTTCCTGAATACTTACCCAAATCCCTTGGGCAAGATTGTGATCTGGCTAATTATTTTGCAAAAACCTACCCAGACCTTAACGTGCAATTCCCCAATATTGATCATGGGAATTGGATGGTAGCGACTGTACAACAACAAATACCTGACTTTGACTTTCTAAAATTTAAATCGTGGTGCTACTCCGTTGAACGAACGCGTGATGTAGCTATCATGTTGGCTCCACCCATGTGTATGCCAGTCAAAATGCAACCCACCAAAACAAAAGAACCTGTGATTTATGGTGGTGAAATTCATGTACCAAAAAGGGAAATTCGGAGCACAACCGAAGTCAAGATTAATCCCCCTGACACAAATCGCAAACCATTATCTGTGCCTTGTCGCCTCTTTGCGAAAGACGGCAAATGTAGATATGGTGCTGCGTGTAAATTTGCTCATTTACTCCCCAAAGAAACTGGGAAGATGTAATAGGCTAACGAGGTCAAATTCAGGGACCCCGGTCGATTACCCGATCGCTGTTACATTGTTGTTCATTTGCTATTCATTTGCTTCGCGCCATTCTTCTTCTTTATATATATCTCATACTCATATGTCTGTACCTGCGGCTCTTGCTGCGTCTGCTCTCACTGCCTTAGCCAGCTCTTTCCGATCCTCCGCCCGTGGAACTAAACGTAAGCGTGAGGATGCCTCACAACCTCAACCCTCCAAGGTTCGAAAGATACTGCCTAGACGTGCCAGGAACCCCAATAACCACATCCATCCCAGTCAGCTCCTTACCAGTGCCTCTTCATCGGCACTTGTGTCAGCCCCTTCCACCCGGGCATTTCGTTTTAGAGGGCCTCCCAACTCTCACTCGTTTAGTGTCCCATTTACATCTTTCTCATTATCTCTCGTGGGAACAGGTGGGGCCGCCGACACACTTGCCCTTACTGATGGGACCCGTACGTCATATGCCCAGGCAACTGGGTATGTGGGTACTCCATTATCTATCCGTACTTACATCACAGCTGGAGTTGGCATTAGTGCAGTCCTCCTAGCTTTCTCTCCTGTCTTAGGCTCACTCTCCCAATTATTCTCAGAGTGGAGAATAAAGAACCTGGTCTGCCGTTGGGCACCAGTTCTACCCTCAACTTCCCCTGGTTCTGTCGCGATTGCCATCATCGCTGACGGTTCTCATGTGGATGCATCCACTAATAACACCTATTCTTCCGTGGCTTCAACGGAAGGTTCGCTCATCACACCTATCTGGTCACCTTATTCCAAGAACGTCACAAGTCTTCTCGATTGTGATGTCGATGGACTTCCCAAGTGGAAGATGACAGATATGATCCTTGTCTCTGGTAGCACAGGATACTCTCCAGGTGATGAAGCCAATCTCCGTCAAGCCTGTCCAGGTCAGATACAAGTCTGTACATCTGGCACAGGAGCAGCCGCATCAGGTGTCATAGTTGGAAATATAGTCTTTGAGGGCACAATTGAGTTCCGACACCTAGACACTGCCACTACCCATTAATAAATAAAATAAATTGAGTTCATTCTCTCCCCCACACATCGGTTAAATTCCTGAGTGGGATTAGCACTCTCAATTCTTCTTCTTTTCATATATATTTTTCTCCTCTCCCTTGCATAGAAAACCATAAAACAAATAAACAACCGCTCCTGAATCCGCA